TTAAACCATCTCCTCATATTCCTCTGCGAGAGGATAAATTATTTCGACCTGATGAGTATTAAGCCATGCTGCAACACTTGCCCTGTCCTCATTGCAAGTCCCTGTCGGCAGGACAATATAAAGTGCCTGCGAGCTGTTTATATATATTTCTGTGTCCGAAACTGCTGTTAAAGCTGTCTGTGTGCTTACAGACAAACGATTACAATACGCATTTGTTGCTCGTGAAGCAATAGCTTTATCGAATGTTGTTTTTGTATAGCCAATAGCGAAATATCCATCTGCAACTCTTGAATCGTCGCTTGGAATTATCGCTGTAATCGGGGTACTGCCGTCAACGATGAAGTGCCCGCACCTGCGTGTTATTGTTACAGTGCCGTTGGTCGCTGTCAGACTATCATAGACAGTGCCATCAGGCAGGCTATAAAGTGTTGTATTATTAATATGTAAGCCTGTGAGGACTGACGGATTATCAAGTGACTTATTACCGACTATGCTCTCTGTTGTCTTGCCGATTAACTCGCTTGGCGTGTTGTAGTAGATTATCGGTAGTGCCCTCGTTTTGATTTTTTGTATAAGATAGCCCGACAGCAATTCTATTGTTCTGTGGTCACTTTTCCCACTTCCGCTCGGCTTCGAAAGCTTGCCAAACAAACTCTGCTTTTGAGTTATTTGTCCTTTAAGTTTCATCATTGTGCAGCCTCCTTTGCTGTAACAGCAGGCAAAATTACACATTTGCTGCACGGAATAATCATATAAAAGTTGCCGTCTGATGTCTGTAAACCAACATCAAACCTGTATTCGGGACTTGGATTTAGGTCAGAAGTGTCCTCAGGAGCAAAATTTATAACATAAGAATCACCATATAATGCTTCGCTACTAACTTCCTTTTTAACATCATAATCTGTATTTTGCGGATTACGCTTTATACCTAATCTGAGAACCTCTCCGCTTTGTAGCTTGTATATATTACTGTCATCGTCCGTAATAGTAATTGCAATGCTCTGCGTTACTCCCCGTATCAATTTAAGCATTATTCCCACCCCCAATATTTTATGGTTTCACCTGTTGACGTTGTATAAGTCATAGCTTTTATTTCACAGCCATCAACTGTAATCGTTTCATTGTCTAAATCAATTACAATTCTGCCGTTCTTACTCCTCAGCACACCGTTCACCGCACTTGCTGATATTTTGCCGTTAATATCAATAAGTTTTTTATACAAGCCAAGATACCCGTTTTCCGATATTGATAATCCGTCTTTGCCGAGTTTTAATACATTGCTGTCAGAAGTGTTAATATCATCGCTGTTCATTGCAAGCAATTCACAAGGTTTATTGTTTGCTCCTGCTCTAATCTGAACATAGCCACCTTTTGCACCTACAAGGGTTGACGCAGTGTTATATGACGCACAGGCGGCTCTTGTGCTTTCACTCTTTGACGATGTTTTTGCCTGATTTTGTATTTTATTAAGCAATTTTGTTCTTGTTTCACCGATAACAAGTGATAATTTTTTGTCCGCCGCAGAAACTGTCTTTGTTGCTTCTTCAATCTTTGCCGTCCAAGTCTGCCCAGTCACACTGTCTTTAACTGTAATATAGTCGCCAAGATTATATTTTGTACCAAAATCATCTATTGCCCGCACATCTACTTCATAGCTATTGTTAGATATGTTTCCCGACGTTTGGTTCAATGCATAATCTTCAATATCTGCGACTGTATCGACAGATACGTCTATAGCGATTTCTTTCCGTTTTATGCCTGACGGGACATCATAATCACGATATACAACCCTTGTGACATCTGTGCCTGTGGCGTATATTGCATTGACAAGATTTTCGTTTCCTCTCTCATATTCTTCCGAAAATAAATTTCCTCTTTTTCTTGAGAATATCACAGGCTCGTGTACAGACTGCTCTATCGACCTGTCTATACCTCTAAGCATATTAAAAATAAAATTATTACTTTCAAAATCTCCAACGATTTCATAACCTACCATAGCATTCCTGCATAAATCGGAAACAACCTCAGAAAGCGGTTGAAGCCTTGCTAAATAACTATCGTTTTCTTTTCCCTGAACTCGTTGACCTACAACAAGCCGAGGCATTCTTCTCTCATTGTCCTCCGTTTCAGTTGCGTTTCGTAACAAATAGTGTACAACACAACTGTCTGTTGTACCTTGCATAGGGTCATAATCATCATAAATACCTCTTATACTCTTAACTCCTACCGTGGTTATACGCATATCAAGAAACCCATTGAGGTCTGTGCCTGTTACGGTAATACGCTCACCGCTTCTCTTAATATTGCTTACTAACAGCCAATCGCTGTCAATATACAAGATATTGTCCTCGATTATTTTTTCAATATTTTGCTTTGTAACAGGCAGTACAAGCGTGAAATTACCTGTTCCTACAAACTTCTTTGTATATGTGTACGAAATAATTCTGTCAGTCTGAAATAAAAATTCGTTCTGAAATGTATTCGATTGTGTCGGATATGAAAAAACTTTCAAAAGCAATTACATCACCCCCAACAATATGTTACTGTATTTAATCGTTGCATTAAGATTAGATAGAAGCTCATTTTTTCCGTGTTTTAGGCAAAAATCTTCTATGTCGCAAGTTATATCAATAAATCGTGATACATCTCTCCCGTCGAGTGTTTTCAGTTTGAAATTCAAAACATCAAGTATAACTTTTCCGCCTCCGAATTTTACCAATCTGATTTCTTTATTCGTAGTTTTATTTGCAAGTGTGAAATTTGCGTTAAAATCCGGAATAGTAATTATAAGTTCTCTGTTATCAATAAACGACGGTGAGTTGACAATTATTGACGTATCTGCGGGCAATTCGATTTCGTTTACTCTTGTACTTTTGAAGTACGGATAATCGCAAACTAAGTCAACCGTAAAACGATATATCCAAGGAACCTTGCTGTTATCATACTTCGGACTTTCCTGAGGATAGCAGTTAATTTCATAGTTTCCGAAATCTGTTTCAATCTCAAGAGTACCGTTCGACAACGGGTTGAAGCACTCTGTAATTTCTGATAATATTTGTTTTTTGAACATTCTCATATCATTGGAAGAAAACACAACCGCCAATTCACATATAACCGTCCTGCCACCAAGGGTTTTGCTTGTAGTTACCTGTCCCAAACGATTTGGAATTATGTCTGTTGTAAATACACCAGAAATACTTGTTGCGTTAATTTTTTCAAGATAATACGGTGCTTTGTCACCAAATTCAAACATAAGTCCGTTGTCTGAACGGTATTTTATCTTTTTTCGCATTACATCACTCCTTTGGGTATAAAAATAGAGCAGTTTATTACCATACTCATGGCATGAAAAAAGCACCCTCAAACGAGAGTGCGTATCAAATACGGATACAAAAACTACTGCAACATCAAAAAATTACATTTTATGATTTTTATTCACTGTAAATCGCATTAAGCAGTTTATCAAGCATTTGCTGATTACTGAGAGCGTTTGAAACAATCTGTATATTCCTTGTATCGGAATTATTATTAACTATATAAGAATTTGTCTTTGCGCCCTCTTTCAGCGAATCGAAATAGTCCGCCGCACTGTTCGCCGCTTTTTGCAAAGCTGTTACCATCGCATCACTGCTGCTCTTGTAGGAATCATATCCATTTTGTAAGCTATCTTTTTTATCAGACGCACGCCTTTGCCACCATATTTCAGATTGTTCATTTAATAAATCCTGCCGTTTACGCTCAAGCTCTCTGCGGCTCAATTCGTCCAATTGTGAATACCGCAGCTGTGCATTAACCTCATTCAGTTCTTTTTGTGAGTCCCTATCTTCATTCAGCCTCTTTCTCGCTTCAATTTCCGCGTCTATTGCGGCGATGGCTTTATCCTTTGCCTTTTCTCTCGCCGCAGTTTCTTCTTCAATCTTTGCGATACGCTTATCAATGAGTTTGTTATATGCCGCTTCGGCAAGCTCGTATTTCTTTATGCGCTCGTCCTCGGCTTTTTGTGCAGCTTTTTCGGCGGCAGAGGTATCACTGCTACTTGATTTACTTGATTTATTTGAATTGTTGCTTTTTTTGCTTGAACCGCCAAAAAAATCTCGATAACTTGTTGTTGCTGATAAAGCTGAACCTATAAAATTATCAACAATACTTTCAGCTGTTTTATATTGCCAGGATTCCTTATCTACCTGACCATATAGTATTTTTTTATCAAAATTACCCGTATAAACCTGTGTAGGACCTTGCACACTTTCAGCTTGTTTGGCTATCATAGCCTCTTTTGCTTCTTGCAAATTCTTGAAATTTCTAAGGTCTATACCATATTGTTCTTTTGCCTTATTCACAAAATTAGCATTAGCATTTATCAGCTGATTATAAAAAGTGTTGCTATCACTTGCCTTTTGAGAAATAACTCCAATATAAGAATTTAAGTCATCTTGATAAACATTTTTCATTGATTTAATCAATGTTTTAGCGTCAGTAAGACCGAGCATATACTTATAAACTTCATTCTCCAAATCTGGGTACTTATCTATGATAGTTTGAAGTGTAGAAGCTGTAAGCTTTCCGTTTTCCTTGTACTCCTTTTCTGCATTCGTCACGGCGGTAGTTTTCGATGCCATCTCTGACATTTTGTCGGACAGGGTTTTGACACTCTCGGCAGCGTTATCGGTCTTTGAGGTAAGTTTACTTGTACTGTCCGTCAAGTCATCGGTTTCGCCTGAAAGGTTGCTGTATTCGCCGTACAAGTCCTTTATTACGCCCTCGTATTTGTTTATGGTGCCGGTTACTTCTTTGTATTGCCCGTTGAGGTTTTCCCATGTTTCATATAGCCTTGTCAACTTACCATAGTCATAGCCTGCATCCTCTGTTATATATCGGTTTTCGCTGTCCTTTAATTCTTCTATTAAAGTTTCACGATTTGCGGATTTCAGAAAGTTACTTCCATTAGTGTTATTGCTATCGTTTATGCTTCGTATAATCTCTTTTGCATAATCCGTGTAAGCCTTTCGAGCTGCCAGTACATCGTCTGAGGTAAGCTCATTATCACGCACGTTATACGCTTCTTTGAGTATATCCTGAGCGTTTTCGAGTTTGATTTTCGCCCTAAGTCTTTCGATATATTCGTCAATATTTTTGCTAATGTCTTGGTATGCTCCGCTTTGGTCTTTCAATGCGCTTGTTGTCGTACCAAGAGATTTAGCTAAATCTGCCGCAACATTGTCAAGTTCTCTCTTCTCTGAGGCGGTCAAATTTACCTTTTTTCTCAGCTCGTCATAGTGTTCCTTTAGCGCTTCAAGCACAGAAATTTCGGTTTCGGAGGACGCTTCTTTATCGTCAGCGGCGGTTTTTGCGTCCTCTATTGCCTGCGTATAGTCCTCTATTTCGGCGGTTGCGTCCTCCGTTGCAGACTTTGAGGCGTTCATCGCAGTTGTTCCCGCAGTGATTGCGCCGACCAAACCTAAAATAACGCTTGCCACGGCGACATACGGGTTAGCGGAAACTGCGGCATTGTTGGCTATTTGCGCTGTGGTTGCCGTCTCGGTAGCCTTTGTTAATAGTTTAAAGCTATTGATTAAAACGGCTATGAAATTTCCCGCTGCAGTCGCCGCCTTAAACGTGATAAAGCCACCCGTCAGCCCCGCAAGTGCAGATGTCACCTCAGGTAAGTGTTCTGACACCCATGAAATGATGTTTTTTATATTAGGAGTTACATCTTCAACAATAGGCTGTAAAATATCTACTTCAAATTGTCTACCAAGAGCCTCAATCTGACTGCCAGCATCATTGTACTGTATATCATTGATTTCCTGCATTGTACCAGCAACATCTTTGTATGTATCATTGACATTATTAAGGGCTTCGATGACTTTCATTGAATTATCTTCACCGAGTGCAGACCAACTGTTAGAAGCTGTCGCAAGTTTATCGGCAAGGTTTGAACTTTCGTTCAAGTCGTTAATCATCGAATCAAAAACATCTTTTTGTGTTGCCTTACCGTTTTTGAAGCTCTCGAAAATTGTCGCTGTCTTGTCCGAGAAGCTGTCAATGTTCTCCGAAAGCCTACCATCGGTAATAGAAATAGCAATTTCTTTAACAACATCGTTTACTTTATCAAGAGTGTATGCACCGCTGTCAACGCCGTTTTGTAGAATTGAGAACATTTCCTCGGCTGAAAATCCCGCCTGCGCCCAAATCTGCGTGTACTCCGCTAAGTTGTCGGTCAGCTCGTGCGACTTGTCAAGCCCGTTCTGCGAGCCTGTGGCGATTAGGTCAAAGGCTTCGTCCGCAGTCGTTCCCATACTTGTCATTAAAGCGTTTACGCCGCGCAGATTTTCCTCAAAGTCAGAGCCGAAAGTATTGCTTAGAGCTATTGCCTTTTCGGTTATGCTTTTGATTTTTTCAGGGTTGCTTTCGTTAATATTTTGTACGACAAGTCCGAGCTTATCCGCAACATCTTGTAAATCATCACCATAACCCGCCTTGTAAATGTCGTACATTTCGTCTTTAAGCTCGCCCACGGCTTCGGCGCTCATGCCTGTTTTTGCCTGCAAGCTGTTCAAAGCTTGCTCTGAAGATACAGCCATTTCCTTGAACTTGTCAATTGCAACATTCAAAGCGTCCGAAACAAGATTCGAAATAGCGCCTTTCAGAACAGTGAAACCCTCGCTTGACTTTCCGAGAGAATCGCCTAAATCCTTTGATTCATCGGTCACGGCTTTCATTTCCGTTTTCAATGTTGCTTGAGTTGCTTTCAAGGTCGCAACTTGGTCTTTGTTCTCTTTAATTTTTTCGGTTGTCTTGGCGTATTGTTCTTTTTGCGCTTCAAGCGTTTTTTGGGTTTCCTTAAGCTCCTGTTTCAGCTTATCATATGCCTGCCGCTGTTCGTCCGTCACATCGGAGGATTCAGACATCGCCTTTTTAAGCTCGTCAAGCTTTTCTTTCTGTTCTTTCTCGGTTTTCTTTGATTCGGACATAGCCTTGTTAAGCTGTGTTTGTTCTTTCTCAAGCTCTTTGATTTCCTTGTTTGTTGCCTTTATTGCGTCTTGATTTTGGATAAAGGACTTGTTGAGTTCAATAAGCTTTGACTTTACCTTTTCGATTCCTTCGGCAAAGGAACTTGTATCCGCTCCGAATTTCGTTGTAAATTCTCTGCCCGCCATGGCTTCACCTGCTTTCTTTAGGGTATGAAAAAAAGCACCCTTTTCAGAGTGCTTTTCTGCAAGTTATTTATTTGTCAAAAAATATTTTTTAATTTATAAATAAATCATAAATATTACAAATATCAAATCTAATTTTGATTAGTTCTATAAACAGAAGCCCTGTTGCAAGAGTATCAACGCCTGCTCTGTGTGCGTTTTCAAAATATATATATCGTTCAGAACATAAAGTTGATAATTTGTAATTTTTAGCATCTTTAATTAATGATTTACTTAATTGAAGTGTGTCATAAAAATTGGTTTTATCATAATTAAGTTTTAATCCACTATTATGCAAAAACATTATATCAAATTCTGCATTATGTGCAACAATAGGTAAATCGCCTATAAAGCTTCTTAAAGATTTTTCAATTTGAGCGAAATATGGAGCATTTTCAACCATGCCATCCGTGATATGGTTAACTCTACTTGCAGAAGCAGAAATAGGATTATGAGGTTTAATCAAAGTTGAAAAAATTTCTACTGGTTCAAAATTTATAAACTTTATAGCAGAAACTTCAATAATCTCATCTCTGTGCGAATTTAATCCTGTTGTTTCAGTATCTATTACTATAAAATTACAAAATTTAGAAAGCTTCGTCTTTTTAGTTATATTTTTAGATTTAAATTCAAAATATGGAATTATTTCCATTTCTGAATTGTCTATTTCAATTTTTGATTTTGGAATGCCTTGTAAAACTGTATCAAACATTTTTGTTTGATATATATGAGAATCGTATTCATTTGGTGCATATCTATAAGACCTGGTTAAATACTGCTCAAGCGCTTCTTTATATTCAAATGTATAGTTTTTAGCATTTTCAATTTTCTTAAGCGCCTCGAATGCTTCGCAAATTTCATTTTCTGTTTTTTTAAAAGCATTTTGAATTTGCTCTATAATTTTGGGATGATAAAGTAAAATAACCTTACTTTCTTTTTGTTGCATTAGCTTTTCAAATCGTTCTTTTGCCGATTGCAATTTTGCCTTTCGAGTTTCCAGTGGATTAGAAGAGTCTTTAGCATAAAGACCATCTTCGTCTATCTTATCAATTATGCGTTGCCCGGACGCAATATAATAATCTACACATCTATTACACATACCATTCTTGTCAAGATTAAAAGATATTTTACCGCATTCTGTACATCTAAACATAAAAATACACCCCTTACATATAATTTTATTGACATTATACACCAAGAAATCACAAATGTAAAGAATGTTTTTATATTTTAATAAAAATCATCAATCATCATCAAAAATATTCACCTCAAGCGGAGCTTCCTTTAAGCCCTTGACAATCAAATAATCGTCTATGCGCTTGTAAATTTCGCCGAGTGTGCTTGTCCAAAATTCCGAGTTCGGGCGGCGCAAAACGTCACAATACAAGGCTCTTATTTGCCCGTAATCTGTTTCATGCCGCCCCTCGTCAAAATCCTCGCTTTCAGCTCCGTAAACGGGTTCGGGAAAGCTGGCGGTCAGCGCACGCATAAGCTCAACCTTGACCGCAAGCAGGTCGTCAATTTCAATTTTCCTGCCAAGCTCGTCAAGCGTTGGTTTTATTCCCGCCCAGTCACGATTGATAACGGCTTTTTTGTTTTCGGGCAAATCAACGATTCCCGCCCTCACAAGCTGCAAAATATCCTCTATGCTCCAGTCCTGCGGACGTATCAAGAGCATATCCTCAAGTGGCTTATAGCACTGCTCCAAGCAAAGACGGCTGTTCAGCGAGTACCGAACTCGGTACTCTGCGCCGCCGATGTGAAGCATATAACTTTTACGCTCCAAATCATTCAGCATTTATATTCCTCCTTGCTGGGGTTGTCGCCCCAAACCTTGCCCAAAGGCAGAGCCTTTGGAAACCGCAAGAAAACTTTTGTGTACTTCGTATTCCTTGACGATAGTTTATTCTCCGCTTGACGCAGTGGTTTCTCCGTGATATTCGGCATTTGTGAACCATTTGCTTATCAGCTCGGTGTCTGCTGTCGGGTCAACATCACGGCGAACATATTTGAATACGCCTGTATCGGGGTCGGGAGTATATGTGCCACTGAGGGTCTTTGTACTCCAAGAAATTCCGCTCTTTGTGACCTGCTGTTCCTGCTCCTGCCCAGGCGCAAAAAGTACTCTGACGTACTTTGTAAGCTTGAGCTTGCCGTTATGCTGACGGCTCTGATACGCAACCATTGTATAATTGCATACATCTGTTTTAGACACAATATTTGTGCCGTTCTCGTCTGTTTCGCCGAAGAAAAGCACCCTGTCGGCGGCGGTCAAATCCGTAAGCCCAAGTTCAAGCGTACCGCCCATATTTGCGCTGTAGCTCGCCACAGCTTCTCCATCGCCGTATAAATCATCTGATACGGTGGTTGGGTTGTCCGATACCGTCATAAGCCTTTTGACGAGTGAAACCGCATTGCCGTAAGTAGTGCTTTCCTCGCCCTCGGTTCTTTTCCAAACCGTGAGATTCTCAATATTTGTTACTGTTTTTACGTCATTCTTTGACATAACTTATTCCTCGCTTTCTAATTCTATCGAATAATCATATATTATGTGTCGCTGTTGAGGTTCGTCAGCTCCGAAAGACGGAGTTTGCGAACCAACGTACTGAAAGCCACCCTCAAGCAGAGCTTCACGCACAGCTTTTTCAAGCTGTCGGCATTCCGAAAACTGCATAACATCACAGAAAAAGTGCAGGCTCACGGTATATTTTTGTGTTAAAAAATCCCCGTCACCGTAAAGTGAGGGGGATTCCCACGTTGAATAAACCATATAGAGTGGTGGCTCATCATCTCCGAAGTTCGGCATACCGCAATAAAACGGTATATCAAATTGTGTTAGTATTTCATCGATTAAGCTATAAATCATTGTTAATCTCCCAAGTTGTCAACAATATCATTAAAAGCCTTGTCAACCTTCTCTGAAGCACTTTCAATTTTATTGTCAAAGCCCCTGCGAATGTGCGAAAATTCTTCTATTCTGCCGTTTCGTTCTTTGATTTCTTTTATACCGTCACGAGTTTTTCGTTTGCGGTATATATACCCTCGATTTTTAGATTTACCAGGTCTGCCAAACTCAAAGACTACTCCATAAAGCCATTTTTTTACATCTTCATCGCCTGTATAACCAATCCTATAATATTGTTTTCCTTTGGTGGTTTTTTCAGCTTTACTGTGTATGTATCGGCTTAGATTATGCGACTTCTGGGAGATAATCCGTTTTTGTTCCTGTTCAATCATCTTTGCACCTTTCTCAAGTGCTTCCCCGACATCTGCATTAAGTCTATCGCCGCATTTATCCAAAGCGTTTACAAAGCTGTCAATATCAGGTGGAGTAAGACTAAAAAATTCTCCCATTTTATCACACTCTCGAAACTGTCAGCTTAACAAATAATTCGTTTATTGAGGTTGTCACACTCTCGATTTTGTAACGAATTTCATTAATGCTGATATGTGTATAATTTCTTGAATATTCTGAACGATATAGATGTACTGATAAATCAGCCTTAATTCCTATGCTTTCAGCCTTTGTTTTAGTTGTCATACTTGGCAAACTTACACAGCCCCATACTGTGCGACTATTGACAGTTTTTGGTTCAGGATTACTGCCATAGCCTTGCTTGCGTTCTTCAAGTGTTACTCTATCCTTAAACACTATCGCTTGCATATTTTTTCACCTCGCAAAAAAATTTTTACAAAAAATTTTTACAGTGCATATGGAGAATATTCTCAACAGCAGGATTCGGCTTATCATTGCCTGAACCGCTGAATCTAAACAAAAAATAATCGTTAGCCAACATCATAATAGCCAACGATACATCTTCAAATTCTTCAAGTTCTTCCAAAGTACAGCCAGTAAATCCAACTGCATACGCCTTAGCAGAAGCAAGACAAGCGGTTAAAATTTCGTTGCTGTCATTACTGCTTATTCCGCAGTATTCTTTTACACTGTCAATCGTAATTTCGCTTATTTTCACGCTTCATCATCCCTTATCCCTTAAGGACCTAATGTTCCTTTGCAGACAAGCTTTGCAATCTTCTGAGCGTTCTCAATCTTTGCATCCATCTCAAGCCAACAATCAATACCGATTGCGTGTTGTGTACTGAACTTTTCTGTATAAACATTAAACTGTGAATTTTCAGAAATCTTAACTGCAAGTCCGCTCATATCGCCGTAGAAAATTGCCGTCTTGCCCGCAGCCATATCAGGCATATTGTCAGATATATAAACAGGCTTACCAAGAAGTGTGTATCTTGCGGGAGCGGTAAAGTCACGCTGCAAGAGAAAATTGCCGTCACCATCTTTTAATTTGCGGATTTTTGTGCGTGTACTCTTTGCCATAATCCAAACTGCACCATTTTGATAAACATCTGGTATGCTTTCTTGCAAATCGATAAGTTCATCGGCGGTAATAGCTGTGGCAGAAGCAGCCGTAACAGACTGGGTAACACCGCTCAAGCCCTCAATTTTTCCTGTTGTACCATTAAGGAGCTGATTTTCAATCCATTGTGAAATATTGACTGCCATATGCTGAATTGTGTAGGAAACTACATCAAATTTAGCGTTATTGATAAGCGATTTTGAGATTTTACAAAGAGTAGCCGCAAGAAATCCTGTCAATGAGATTGACTTAAAACTTGCCGAAGTGCTTTCAAGCTCTGTAAATTCAGTCGCATAGGCCATTTTATTGTCGCTTGTAGCTGTGTCGATATACGGAATTGTAAGGGTACCACCCATTGTGTACTTTGTTGCAAGTTCAAAAATTGGGCAAATTTCCTTTACCTTGTCGATAATCTTATTTGCAATAGTTGTCGGGATAATAGCTCCATTCGCACCGAATGTAAGGTTCGTGTCGGCACGGGTTTCAAGAGCTTTCGGATTGCGTATATAGCTTTCAAAGGCTCTTATTTCCGCTTCTTCAGTGGTTTCTTTTTGTTTCTTGCCGTCGTACTCGTTGATTTCGCATTCTCTTGTTTCCTGTGCTGCCGAAATTGTTGCATTAAGCCTTGTGATTTCAGACTTAATTTCATTGTAGCGGTTAAGTTCTGTTTCCTCAAACGCTCTGTTCTCTGTCTTTGCCTTGCTGATGAGAGTGTCTGCCTCATCAAGCAAAGCATTTTTCTTTTCGATTAGTGCTTTCATAATAAATTTACCTCTCTTTCAAAATTTCAATTTCTTTTTCATATACTTCAAAACTTATTTTAGGCGGTTCTCGGCTGTCAACTGTCTTAATTTCTTCAGCAATTCCTCTTGTTTCAAAAACATTTGATTCCTCGCCCCGAACCTCGACCGAAGTGCCAAAATATGCGGGTGTTTTATCGAGGATTGAAACCTCTTTCAAGTCAATATCTTCAAGCGTTCGCCTGTCAATCTCGCCCTCTTTGTCCCAGCTTTCACCCTCTGCGACAAAGCCGAACGACCAGCCCCGCAATTCGTTCCGCTGTGCCTTTTCGATAACCTCAGTATCGTTTATAACCGCTCTCGCATAAAGACCGATATTGTCCTCATAAAGTTCAAGGTTGCTTGTTGTATCTCCCAGCTTGCGACTGTGATTAAATCGAAGTTCTATTGGTGTACCTCGCTTAATTGCTCTGTCAAAAGTTCCTGCCTTAACCCTTTCAACAAAAGAACGAACCGCCGTTGCACCCTTACCTTTCGGCATGATTCTGCTATCACGCTCAACAGCATTCACATAACCGCTTATGACAGCCTCATTGCTACTTCTGATTTCGATTTGCAATATTCTCACCTACCTTCGGGTATAAAAATAGAGCAGTTTTAAGCCGTACTCAGGGCATGAAAAAAGCACCTTGATTTCTCAAAGTGCTTAGTTTCTTTTTATGAAGCGTTCTTCAATAAATTCTCGGAAATCCATTGTTTCACCTGCTTTCTGTTTAATCTTTTGATTTAAATGTATACGGAATAATTTGTTCAGGTAAGAAATTTATTTCATAATGATATTTATCAACATGTGCACCTGAAATATCTTCAACGGTATACATTGTCCAATCATTCAAGTATATATAATCAACCTTGTATTTCCCATTTTCAACTTCAATAGTAACCTCAAGCTCATTATTACTATTGTTAGATAATGAGAAATAGCCTGTCAATTCTAATATTGGTTTATCAGAACGCATATTAATAACACTAAGTCTACGCTCAACATTAAAATTATCTGCTTCTTGTTGAACATTTCTTTTCGCTCTGTCTGCCTCTGTACAACCACAAATCATACCAACAAACACAGCTAATGATAGCCCACATACCAGTATCTTTTTATGTTTAATTTTCATTTTTAAATCCTTTCTTAAATTATAGCATAGAAAAACCGCCCTCAAGGAGCGGTTAGGTTTAATCAAGTATCGGCGGTGGAAGTTCACCGTTTTGCCACCTTTTGCGGTATTCATTTTGGCTTAATTTGTTATTTCCCCCCGTATAATCAGGTTGTTCATATTGGAGTGGGTCGTCAAACCAACCACAGACTTGACACATCTCATAAGTGTTAGGCTCAGGAAAACGATATTTTCCGCAAATAGGGCATAAATCGCTTCTATTATCTCTGTCATTCATCAGTTTCAATTCCTTCCTTTATCAGGTTTGAACATTGTATAAATGCCTCTGTGGAGCGGTCTGGTTTATTCCTCGTCTTCGTCATCGTCCGTAAGTATCAATTCGGGTGGATTGTCAGGGTCTAAGCCAAGCATATTTATTCCTGTCCACTCACCTATGTCAGAAGACGATGCATCGGGATTTTCTTTGATGTATTCCTTTAATTCGTCAAGTTTTTCGGGACAATCTCTCGCTTCTCCCATAACTCCACGCACAAAGCCAGGATAACTATCGCTGACATTTTCCAAAAGCTTCTTTAATTCTTCCATATCAATTTTTTTTCCTTTCTTCAAATTCATAATCATCAAAGCCATGATTTTTGAACCTGTAAGTATAATACTTATCTCTCCACAATGTCGGATGATAGCAAACCCTTTTCCCTTCGTATCTGCTATGGTAAACCGTGTTAATCTCGCTTACCACTTTTCTGTATTCCTTTTTTGAAAGCTTGACAGTACCTTTGCCTTTCCTACTCTTTGTACTGCCTTTATGCTCTATTATACCATTTTTTGAGGATTTATCAATACTTTTTTCTTGATTATTCTTGCTTTGTTTATTTTTCTGCTTTTCAGACTTATGTGCCGAGCGTGGATTTTTCCCTTTTCCGAACTGCCCGTTGCTTTCTCGCCGTTGACCGTCCCAGCGTTGCTCTGTTTCCTCAATCATACTATCAGCAACCTGTTGATTTACATTCTGCCCGAACATTGTTGTTTGATTTGTATTCGGAGTATAGATTGTGTTTGTTTTCGGGTCGAGAAGAACATCTTGCAAGCCTAAGCGTATGAAATTAAAGCCAAGCGGTTTTAGGTCTTCTTTATATCGAACCTCATCAGCCTGTAAGAAATTATTTGCTAAACCTATTTGATATGCCTGATAGCGTTTAAGTATATCTCCCTTGAGAAGTTCTGTTGTATCAAAAGCAAAATAGTGTCTGTGCCTTTCGCTTTCTAAAAGCAAGCCCTGATTCAAAGCTGTTTCAAAAGCCCTTATAACAGGCATTACAGCCGTTTTAATCGCAGTGGTATAAGATTCATCGTTCGCTGTTCCAGCTACGACAGAGTGCGATAGATTGAAAATCTCGCATACATAATCATTGTTTGCTTTCTTGTTTTCGTTCAACTGCATTTCAACGCTTGTATTCGAGGATTCCTTAAAATCTATGCCGTCATTCAGGAGCATCATATTATTTCCATTGTTACTATATAGCTTATTCCAAGCGTTTCTCAGGCTTTCCATTGCCTCATCACTTAGTTTTCGTGCAGATTTCAAAAAGCCTTTTTTGTTGCCACCATTTACAACAAGATATTTTTCAAAAATCATTGTTTTATAAATTACGGTGAGCAATTCGTTAGCCTCATCAATAACGCCTGTTCCAGTAACTCCATCTGTCGAGCTTCTTAAAACACGAATAAGCTCATCATCACGAAACTTTCTATCATAAATCATAAAATCGGCCTTTTTAAAAATAGGGTCCGAATTTTTCACGCAATGTACATTATTTTGCTTAACATATCTTAAAGATACAAATTGGTTTCTACGCCTCTCCGGATAAATATAACCGTTTCCGAAAAGCAAATAATCTCTTATAACTGCTTTTTTAAGCTGATAACAATCAAGTAAATCTCCTGTGGAATCATTGAGCAGGCTCACTCGCTTATCATCAGTAAGTTCCTGTGTTTCATCGTCACATTCGCAATATAACTTGATTGGCAATTCTGCAATTTTGCTTGAAATAAACTCAACGCAGGCAGCTAAGGACGGAATATTCATTGCTTCCGTTTCTGTTATCTTTTCAGCTCCGATTATTGATGTTAATGTGGTTGCAAGAGAATTGCTGTCAAGCATTCGCTTTTCTCTTATTCTTTGAAATAATCCCACTTTTTTCACCACCTTTAAATTTGTACTGACCAAGCACTGTCGCTTAAAATTTCAAATTCATTCAGCAAATATACTGCATTTATCAAAGCCACAACCATATCAACTTTGCCATTTGATTTCTTTTTGTTTACATACTTATTTTTATTTGTGTCTTCTACACATTTGGCATTTTGAAAATTTATTTCAAGCAATTTATTCTCTTCATATTGAAACTGACCATCAATTATCTTTTCACGCAAAAGCTTTGTTGCTGGATGCAGTACGCTCGAATGTTGCTTAACCTCTACAGTAAGATTGGTATATTTTTGTTCCCATTTTTGAGCAGATGACATAGCGTTGTATCTATCGAATGCAATTCCGCAAACCTCAACGCCATATGTATCTTCAATGTCCAAAACAAATTGCTCAATAACTGCATAGTCAACAACATTATCTCCGCAAGCTATGCACTTTCCAGCCTCAATAAATGCTCTGTAATCAATCTTTTCACTGCGATTTTTAATATCAATCCTGCCCTCTGGGATAAAAGCAAGCACATCAGCAAGAATATTGCCGTAATCGTCAAGCGAAACCACAGCCACAGCACAGTTATCTGTTGTTTCCGCAAGGTCAACGCCCAAATACACACGCCGACCTTGCCAGTCTATTTTGTCAACCTTGCATTTTTGCACCTCATCGACAGGGATATATGTTTCTGTTCCTATGCCCTGATAGATTATATTGCAGTGCTTAGTTAAGAAATTTTCTCTTTTCAGCGGGCTTTCTATTGCGACAGCCCTCTTTTTTACAAGGTCTTCCATAACCTCAGAAACAACCATAGCAAGCGGATTGCCTTGCTTTATCACCTTATCATCTGACATCCAGTTCTTAGGCTCATCAGGTTCATATAACAATGAGAAAACACTATCATCTTGAATAATTCCATCAAGGACCTTTTTTGCATAAGCAACTTCATCTTCAAATGGATTGTTTATCGTTGGATACTTTGTGCTGATGATACAGCCAAGCTTATTGAGTATCATAAGCTGACCTGAACGCATAGCTTCAAGAGGATAATTACTTGTCAACGCTCCGACTTCATCAGCAACAAACGCATTCGGCAATTTACCGTCAAGCCTTGATGCAGAGAAATTTAGCGGAAAGTAATCATTTTGATTAAGCAGGCAAAGTATATCATCTCTGCGAATCTTGAACTTTCCGTCAAGTGCAGAACTGCTCTGAATAATCTCTCTGATAGCTGTCTGTACTTCTCTCGAAAGTGAACCATCAGGAGCAACACTATAAAACTTTGAAAATTTCGGCTCTATAAAAAACAGAATTATAAAAATAACAGCTACAAGGAAGGTTTTGCCGTTTTTTCGGCATATCTCCAATATAGCTGTTTCATATCGTCTATGATTTTTATTGTCTTTATAAACAGTGCAAAGTACGGCGATTATCAGAAAGAATTGAAATCCTGCAAAGGCTTCATAGATTGTTTGCTGTGCTTTCAAACCTCTTGCCATTACAAGCAATTTCAAAATATTATCAATTAAATCTACTGTATCTTCGTTGATGCAGTATTTTTTCGATTTTCCGTCAGCAATTTTCAAAAATTCTTTGCACTGAATTATTACATATTTAGGAGCAATAATTTCACCCTTGCAAACCTCACTGGCGTATTTATAGCTTTGATGTTCCCGAATTTTCACGAGCTATCAGCTCTTTTCAAAATCTGCAAGAGTGGGTCCGTCTGTTCCTTTTTCTTACTAAGGTTAAGGCTTCCTATTTTTGCTCTTGCTTGAGGAGATAGGCTCAGCTCGTTGCAACATCGAAAAAATTCTTGTGTATAAGCTTTTCTTGCTGAAATGATGTCTTTATCTGTCATCAATGTAGGAATTGAGTTTATTTGCTCATCAATAGTGCGAAGTCTGTCTATTGTAATAGCTGTTTGAGACAGAATATATACATCAAGCTGGCCGAGAATATCTGCCCCATCACTATCGAGGACACTCTTTATATACTCAAAAATGACTTTCTGATTTTCTGTAAGATACGCAGGAATTTCAATATTTGAATTACCTTTGAGGCGGTTTTCGGCTTCTTCACGCTCTTTTGTTTCAGCTTTTGTATTGTGTCTGCTTTGTGTTTTTATCGACTTTGCAGGTCTTGCCATCAGACCGCCTCCTTTCAAAATTTCATTTTGGGAATTGTTTGTGTGTTGTTGGCTCCGCGTTAGGTGTTCCGTTATATGAGATTTAAGTTCAAACCCCTTGGGGGGGGGAGTTCTAAGTAATTGCTTTAATAAGGACATCTGCTTCTATTTCCCCATTATCAGCCATACGATGATGTAGTGAGCATAAGGTAATTAAATTATCATCATCAAGTCGCTTATCAAAATCAACAACAATCGGTATGATATGATGTACAGACAGCCCAACAGTATTCAATCTCTTAGCAGTATTCCTAAGCCCTAATAAACACGCAACACACATATAATTATCACGCTTTTTTATATATTCACGCTTATGTTGCCATTGTTTAGACCACCTGAATCTTTGTATCTCTTTATTCTCTTCTGTAAGTTTTTTCTTATAGTATTTTCGCTTTGGTTTTGGCTTTAACTTACATTCCTCCCCTTGTTTATGTATTCTGCCACAGTATTGACAAGATTTAAGCATAAACTCATCTCTTTTCGTAACAACACAAAAGCCGCCCTATTGGACGGCTCTCATGCAAAATAACTAAGGAGGTACAAAAATGCAAACTCGCACTTGGACCAGGTAACGCCCTGGTGGGCGGTTGATTTATAATATTTTATATTCGGCACAATCAACAAGTGCGTCACTACGAAAGCAATATCAAGCTCACAACATTAAGGCTCACACTAATATTGCTATGTAATAGTCAAGTGGGTCAGATAACGCTCTGACGGGCGGCATACTCTCATGCGGTCACCTCTATCGCAGTAAGCCTCTGAGGTTAAGTTCCGTACATCTGCGATTATGGCATAAGGGTGTCGTTGTCATCGTCTTATGCACGCTAAGCTATCCGGATAGCTACAACAAAGTTACTGGTGGCAGCTTAGAGGCTTGCACTCTCACTCGGATTTTGAGTTGTACTGTACAGCTGCCGTATTGCACCGCATTGGCGGTGCGTATCGTATAACATATAGAAAGAAGTACGCAAGTTGTTGGCGGTGGAGTGCTTAGCATAGCAGCTGCACACTCTCTTCCGCCCTCATCTCACAATACCATTTTAGCACTTATCGAAGGGACATTAAAGGACATTTCGGGACATTTTAGGACATCTTATGCATTTCTTTAAATTTTTCAAGCGCAAGTCTATGTAATCTATGGGTTTGTTTTACGCTATAATGCGTGTTCTCGGCAATTTCCTCAAATGACAATCCATTGATGTAGTAGTCTGTTAGTATGCTTGCATATCTATTATCAGCAAGACAGGATATTTTTTCTCTCACCTCAAACTTCAAATTAACAAAAGTATCAATCTCATCATTTATCAAGCGTTGCATATCAATTATCTTTTCTATCATCTTCTGACTGGTGTCATTTGATTGTGATGTTTTAATTTTTTCACACGGTATAGGTGATTTTAAACTTTCAATATCATTTTTTAGACCCTTAAGTTCTCTAATTTTTGAATTTATTACCATATTCATATCTTTTACTTGTAGTAAATATTCCTTCGCCGTCACTCCAGTCACTCCTTAACTCAAGATACCTATTCAAGTACCAAATTGCTTTTTCAATATCCTCATCGGCATTTTTGTTTTTGTGCCTGTAAAGATACTTGAAAGCATTACAGATGCAGAAATCCTGCACCGCCTCTATGCCCTGCGTTTCAAGCATTACCTCTATGCACTCAAACTTGCCTGTTTCGTAATGCATAGGGTGATTTACATTATCGTTGTTATTCAATGCTATTCCTCCTGACTTTCAAAGAGCTTGCCCAACTACTTCAATATTCATTTTGCACTGCTCATATAATTTTTTAGCATGCTTAAAAGCTCTTAAAGCTTTATTCATATTTAATTTTTCCTGACACAGATTTCGCTTTAGTTCTGTAAGTTTGTTTTGTCTTATTGGAAAGCCGTTCGTTTGTCTTCCCGATTCTATGATTTCACTTAAATCAATTACATTCTGACGATATTTAAAATAATCGCTTGAATACTGCTCAGTTTGTGATTTAAGCTCTGGTAATTGTAACTGAAGAAAGTCTGAAATTTGTTTGATTAAATCTTGCGAACAATTTGAAGCATTTATAAGTTTCAAAAACCTCTTCATTTTCGCTTTGGTGCAAGGAAAGAATCTGTCCATCGCAATAATCATACTTCCGTGTGTGTCATTATGCCAATCAAGTTTTAAAGTCTCCATTTTTAACCTCCTTAATCTTTGCTTTCAATGCCGACAGCAAAGCCTCCTGTGTACCACTTTTTTCTTTCAGCGCATTCATAACAAGCTCGTCTGTACTGTCATCAACAACCAGATGGTGTATTATCACCTTATCTTTTTGACCTTGCCTATAAAGTCTTGCGTTCGCCTGCTGATAAAGTTCTAAACTCCAGTTAAGCCCAAACCAAACTATGTGATTTCCACCAGCTTGAAGATTAAGACCATAAGCTGCACTTGCTGGGTGGGCAAGCAGTATGTTAAGTTCTTTGTTATTCCATTTGTCTATATCCTTTGGCGATTTTAGTTCTCCAACTGTCAACTTCGTTTTAGCAAGTGCAAGCTTTAGTCTATCAAGGTCATGCTTAAAATTATAAAATACAAGCATTGGCTGGCCTTGCGCTGCTTCTACAAGTTCCATAAAGGCCTCTATTTTGCAATTATGAATTTCGATAACACTGCTCTCTCCATAAACAGCTCCGTTGCACATTTGCAGAAGTTTATTCGATAAAACTGCAGCCGTTCCCGCATCAAGATTGTCTTCATCAATCTGAAGGAACATCTCTTTTTCAAATTTGTCATACATTTTTCGTGCTTTGCTGTCAAGCTCCACAGGTACAACCACATCTGTTCTATCTGGCAGCTTTATGTAGTCTTCTGCTTTCATTGAAATGCAGATGTCTGATATTCTCTGCCTGATTTCTTCGGCGGCTTCCTGCTTCTCTTCAAAAGTTGAAAAATTTCCTCCATGTGTATTCTGAATGAAGTACGCCTGCCTGTACGCAGTAATCGTTTTACCTAATCTTTCTCCATTGTCAAGTAAATAAACCTGTGCCCATAAATCCATCATACCGTTGGGCGCCGGAGTTCCTGTCAGGCCTACAAATTTTTTGATGTGAGGTCTGACCCATGTCAGGCACTTAAATCTCTTTGCTTTATTACTCTTAAAGCTTGAAAGTTCATCGACTACAACCATATCGAATTTCCAATCATTTCTGTAATGGTCAACCAGCCAAGGAACATTTTCACGGTTTACCACATAAACATCTGCCGGAGTATTTACAGCCCTGATTCGTTTTGATTCTGTCCCGAGAATTTTTGAAATTCTTAGGTGCTTTAAGTGGTCCCATTTTTCTGCTTCTTTACTCCAGGTTGCTTCTGCAACTTTTTTCGGTGCAATAACAAGGCATCTTTGAATCTCAAACCTGTTGTATTTCAAATCGTTTACTGCTGTAAGAGTTATTACTGTTTTACCCAAGCCCATATCAAGAAATAAGCCTACTGCCTTATCATTGATTATTCGTTGTATACAATAACTTTGATATTCATGCGGTTTGTATTTCATTTTTCAGCTCTCCAATCAGCGCGTTCACCTTGGCTTTTGTATCTACATCGGCATAAACAGTAAAACCTAATGCTCTTAAAATATTCTGCTGCCGTCCCTGCATTGGTGTACTATGTTTCCCCTCGGACTTCAGTTCTACAAAAACAGCTTTACCCCCCGGTAAGCAAACCAATCTATCTGGCGCCCCTGTATTTCCAGGTGACACGAACTTATATGCTCTTCCGCCAATTTTGCGAACCTCATCTCTGAGATATTTTTCTGTTGTCTTTTCACTTTCCACTGATTTTACCTCCTTAATTTTTTTTCATTCGTTACATTTTACAGCTTTTCCCTATATATATACGCGTATAGGCGCGTAGGCGTATATATACTCTCTAATCTCTCTATTTCTTATTTTATATATAATAAATGTAACAATGTATATAAAAGAGAAAAAATATAGATTTTATGCGGGTTTGGGGCGTTACATTCGCTTGTTACATTCTGTTACATTCCAAAAAAATGTAACAAGCCAAATTTTCGATATTTTAGAATGTAACGACAGAATGTAACGAGAATAAATAGCCTCTTTGGAGACCATAATCAGCTCCAAATCTCAATGGCTTATCTGCCTTTTTCAGCCCGTTTATTGACGAGAGTATATCGTTAATCTCTCTTGTATCAGACTTGCGCAGCTGTTTAATATCACCGCCGAAAGCCTCACACCACACTTCAAGTGCACAAATTTTGTCACGAGATACGAGGTTCTCGGCTTCATCGGCTCTTCCAAATTCATTTGCCCAAAATGCTCTGCGCTGCTGTAAACTACGCTTATTCCAGTCAGAAGGCACTTTTCTTGACACAAATTCTTTTATGATTCCTTCCCTTGCACTTACTTCCATATGAGCCGCTTGCTCCTTAACGGCGTAATCCTTGACAGCTCCATCAAGATATAGTTTTTCACCTAACTTCCAATAAACAACGGCTTCCGCCCATAATTGAGGTACAAGCGGTTTAAGCTCTGTAAATACAGACTTAGACGGCTTATTTATGTTGCAATCTATAGGCCAAAATCGACGGTTTCCAGTCCTATCACGCAGATATTCACTGTCATTAGTCGTACCAATAAAAACACATCTGCGAGGATAACTACTTGTCCTACGGCCAAATGGTTCTCTATAAATATCCTCTACCCTCGTAAGAAAACGCTTAACTGAATTAAGCTCAGATGTATTCATACCGGAAAGTTCACCTATTTCGTTTATCCATACACCTCTGAGCATTTCTGACGCATCTTTCCCCTCGAATGAATCAAGGCTGTCAGAATACCAACCGTTTCCCATTATGAGTATAAGTGTGCTCTTTCCTAAGCCTTGAGGACCACCGAGTACAGGCATTGTGTCATATTTACAACCCGGTGTCATTGCTCTTGCAACTGCCGCTGTGAAAAACTTTCGTGTGCAGGCTCTCACATAAGGTGTATCTTCTGCACCAAGGAAATCAATAAAAAGTGTTTCAAGCCGTTTCGTTCCGTCCCATTCGAGACTTTCAAGAAAATCCTTAACCTCATTTATGCTGTTATTTTGAACGACCAAGGATAATGCATCATAAATTCTATCCTTGCCCGTAATTGTGTATGTCTTTTCAAGATAATGTCTAAGCCCTGCATCGTCCGTATCACTCCACCTGCGTTTAGTTTCTCTGTTATCCCACGGCAGCGAACCATTAACTATTACCAAACCTGAAAATTCATCATATAGGATTCGCTTTTTCAGCATTGGGTCATTCTCAAGTATGATAAGAATATTATCAGTAGTCTTAACAGGTACACCACTTTGCGGCGATATGCTTAACTTTGTCATCCAATCGCCGGTATCTTGAACAGGCTGATTAAATTCAGAAGTAGCTTTGTCATATCTCTCTTTATTCAGAAGCGAAGATACCGCCACATCTGATACTGCAAGCTTACACATTTCAACATAGCTGGGCAGTTTATTTGTTGGGGTTCCTTCTTTTGCTTCATCATCAAGTTCACCGAACTTATGAAGCCTTACAAGGTCAAAAGCATTGCACAAACGACCGCTTATCGGGTCTGTAGCGTGATGTGAATACAGGAAGCTGCCATCTTCGTAGACCACCGCACCGCCAGTTGTAGAACCCTCTGAGTATGTAAAACGGCTCTCATCATCACAAGGCAGATAAACTCCGGGCAAGAATTTATCTATCGCAGAATAAACATTGTATGTACGACAAAAAGCACCTACAACACCTTGCTTTTCTGTTGGCTCACCCTGTTTTTTGGCAAGTTTAAGTCTTGTTTGCGGTGCATTTGGCACTTCCGGCCATTCTGCAATATTTCTCCAGTCCACATACATAGCAAGCATACCGTCAGAGGATAGAAACGACTTATCTGCAAATTCACACACATATTGACTGTCGGATGAAACTGACGGCCAGTACATAAGCCTTGAGGCTTGAAAAGTAGTTGGGTCGCAAAATTCTATCCCGATAAGCTGTGCAAGCTTTCTTGCGATAGGCTCGTACTCATCAGCCGTACAAGTTCTATCAAGCGGAAATATAGCCCTCAATCTTGGTTTTGCCTCTTCGTGCTTTCTCGTTGAATAGACCGCATAACCACAGCCAAGGGCTGAGATTCTCTGAAGCACTGAGGTTGTTCCACCTGCTGGGATACTATCGAGGTCGAGTGTGATTAAATCCCTGCCTGTTACACTGTCAGCTTTTCTATGAGATGTTTTAAAAACACCACCAACAAAGCCTCCAACATCTTTTAGCTCGTCTTGCTTAGCTTTCGAAAAGGAAAGGTATTCGCTTAATTTTTCTGTACTTCTTACAGGGGTGTGCAGTTTTTCAACAAATTCCGACCACAATAGTTTTTGCGGATTCCAAACTTTTGACTTTCTGCTCGCACCTGTTGTTATTGTAATCACTCTGTCATTAAACATATTTAGCTTCACCCCTAGTCTTTCATATAATATTGCCCTTCAAATCCTGCGGCTTTAAGCGGTAAACCCTCGGCCCACTCAATAGGTTCACCCATCAATTTACAAGCGCTTTCATGCGATATAGCCCCCATAGGGCAATCTATTACAACTTCATCATGTATGTGCATTACAACTTTTAGACCTATATCATCAAGTCTTCTGAGCGTTATTGCAAGGCAGTCACGAGCGATTGCCTGTACGATATTTTCTGTTAGCTTGCCTCCATAGGTACTTTGCTCGGAAAAGCTCTTGCTTTGCTGACTTACACCATAATAATGCAGTGCTTCTTTACCAAAATCATTTTCAGCTAAGAACGGATGAGGATAATATAACTTTCGCCCGCTTGACAGTCTGACAGTGAAAAAATCAAGACCGTTTGCAATGTCATATTCTCTTGCAAATATAATTCCTTTATTTATTCCAACTGAATGACCTGTTCTCATAACTTCAAGAGCAGCGTTTTCACATGAATACCACAAGTCTTTTATTCTCGGGTTTGATTTTCGCCAACGGGACACAATGTCAGGCAGTTCACTCTCAGTAAGTCCCATATTCAAAGCACCCATAGCTATAAGAGCACCCGCAGAACCCTGATAGCCAAGAGCAAGCTCCGCAACTTTTCCTTTAGCTCTGAGCGCGTATTCAGGATTTCCTTTCTTAATCTTTTCGATAGGAACTCCGAACATTGATGACGCCGACGCTTCGTAAATTTTTCCATGGGTGTTAAAAACATCAAGCCTCCACTGCTCACCCGCAAGCCATGCTATAACTCTTGCCTCAATGGCAGAGAAATCAGCAACAACGAACTTATTATTTTCCGATGGGATAAATGCGGTTCTGATAAGTTGTGAAAGTGTATCGGGAACATTACCATATAAAAGCTTTAAGGCTTCCACGTTTTTTTCTTTAACATATTTTCGGGCTATATCAAGAGTTTCAATATAGTTCCTTGGCAAATTTTGAACCTGAACAAATCTGCCAGCCCATCGGCCTGTACGGTTCGCTCCGTAAAACTGTAAAAGACCTCTTGCTCTGTCATCTTCACATATACACTGCCTCATCGTTTCGTACTTTGTGACCGATGACTTTCCAAGTTCCTGCCTAATTGCAAGAACTCTATTTACATTTTCTTGATTAATTGTTTTCTCCTTAAGTTCTTGAACATCGGCTTTACTAAGAGATGTAATGTCCTCACCGATTTCTTTTTCGAGCCAATTTTTTACTTGTGCTACAGATTTCGGATTTTCAATGCCTGTTAATCCAATAGCTTCATTCATAAGCTCATTGGTAATAACATCGTTGCAATATAAAGCACCGTCAATAAGTTCTGTATCAAGTCTTACTCCGTAGGCGTTCATTCTCATATCAAGCTGCCACTGTTTTTGAACATCATCCGGTACAGGAAAATTTGAAAGCTTATTAAGTATGGTATTCTCCGTTACAACATCCTGCATGCAATAAGTTTTAAAAATCTGCCATTTTTCAGGCTCATGGTATGACATATTTCGGATACGATTGCCGTTGCTCTTTGTAGGTTTACAGGGCTTACAAAAATAGTTTATTAAGGATTTACCTACTCCCATTTTTCGTTTATCCTGTGGCAGATTTAAAGCTCTGCCAAGTGCATCAAGTCCCGCAGGATAACCTAAGTACATACCATGAAGCATTGTACACTGCCACTGCTTTAGCCATTCATCTCGTTTATCCGGCTTAAGCATAAAAAATTTACTTAAGCAGTACCATTCGAACGCTGCATTATAGGCGTGCTTAACAACATCTTCATCAAATAAGACGTACAATATTGTATCTGGAATTTTTTCACCGGCTGTCAGGTCTACAATTTTTACATCTTCATTATCGACTTTATATGCAAAAAGCAATATCTGAAAATCAGGGGACTGCACATATTTGTACAGCCCCGATTTTCTTATGTCGACGCTTGAATATGTTTCAATATCAATCGACAAATTTTTCATATTACATACCTAAAAAGCTATAGCCGTTGCCCTGCTGAGGGTACGCTATTGGCTGCTGTGTCTGTGGATAGCCTACTGATTGCTGCGGATAAACCGTCGGTTGTTGAGCCTGCTGAGGATAAGTCGTTGACTGTACCGGTGCACCGAAATCTTGTTTCGCAGTTGTGCCACCGCCAAGAGGCTCACCGTCACGAAGTTTTTGCACATTACCAAGACCGCAGCCAATTCCTTTCCTTCCATGACTGTTATATGGATAGAACCTTATTGAAACTCTTCCATAGCAGCCACTATAAACGGCAGTTGGAGAAAGAATAGGCTGAACATTTTTATCCACAACCTCCGGCTTATTCTTTGAAGAAGCCGTAAATACCCAGTGACCTTTGCATTCGGGACCAAATTCCTCCCCGTTTTGTCTTATGCCATCACCGTCATGTACTGGGGTTGCTGGATTAGGCGGAAGCTGTATACCATTGTTTATCGCTTCCTGCATAGCCTGTTGGATAGCATTATCTATTGCCTGCTTAGTTACAACATCTGTTTTTGGTACAAGTATGGTGACCGAATATTTAGGGTCATTACCGTCTCTTGAAATCGCATTAAAAATGTTAACATAAGAAAGTCTTACTTCACCTGTTACTATTGTATCTGACATAATATAAATCTCCTTTTATTTAAAATCTTCTGTTGCAGTTGTACCCTGCACATATTCTGGGCGTTTATCACTCTCCGGAACGAGAGTGGGCTTACCTTTAGACCTTTGAAATAAGTCTGAAAAATCTCCAAAATATTCTTTACCTATGAGTTTTTCAAGCTGTGCTACTGAAAGTGTTTTTCTTTCATATGCAAGTGAAGAGGGGTAGCCGAGTGAACTAAGTCTATGTTCTATTTCTTCTGAATCTGATGACCAACTTCTTGAACCTCTGCCCTCAACTGCTTTCCAGCCATCAATTTTGTTACCGTTTAGTACCGCTTCAAGTGCATATTTTTCAAGGTCCTCAACCCATTTTTTTAGGTCTTGCGCTTGGCTCAATACTTGGCCAACCTCACTATCACTTAAAGTGGCCTCTCCTTCCTTTGCGGTTGAGGCAGGCTTGGCAAACTCATATTGCGCAAGCTGTAAATTTTCTTCAGCTTGTTTTCTGCAAGTTGAAGCTATTTTGCAAAATTTACAATGCGCACCTGACTTAAATTCGCCCTTACCGTCATAAGCAAGCTGTGCAATAGGTTTAACGCTTTCACCCCAGGAGAGCAAATCCTCAAGTGAAATCTTCCATTCCGATATATTATCAAGTCTTGGCTGGATAATTGAAAGGTGTATCTGCTTTATGGGGTAGAACATTTGGTATAAATTAACGGCTCCAAGAGCATACAGCTTCATCTGTGGGTTGTCCTCTGCGGACACAGGTACGCCTTTACCGTATTTAAAGTCAATAATATGTAAATTCTCACCGCAAACTATAATACAATCAGATGTACCAAAACCATCTGGAGCATAGTTGCTGTAATCAACTTGTTTTTCAACAAACATTCCTGGGCGCGAATCAAAACTCATCGCAAGTTTTTTCACGTAGTTAACATAAACATCTGTATATGTATCCATCTCAGGCTGGTAAAGCTCACTCTTTTTCAACTTATTAAGCTTTGTTGTAATCGTTCTCTTAGGTACTGGGGCTATAAATCCAGAGAGTTTGATTTCGCACATCTCATGCGCGAGAGTACCCTCTTTTGCATAAATGCTTTCTGTGTCAGGCATATTTTCTGTAAGCCTTACAGATGGTGGGCAATTAAGCCATCTTGCCGCAGAGCTTGCAGATAGAAGTGCGTGTTTATCTGGCATTAAAGCACACCTCCAAGATTTCTAAGACCGTTAGCAAATTCACCATATCTTGCAGGTGGAATATCCATAAGTGTAGCAACACCAAAGCTTTGTACAAGTGCTTGTATCTGGGCGACCTTACCTGCGTCAAGAAGCGGTGCGATAGCTGTCTGTAGCTGCTCAATAGTGTAGTTTGGTACATTTGACGGCTGAACAGGAACGCTGTTTGGCACAGCTGTAGGAGCTGATGTAGGCACAGTAGTAGGTACTGGCATTGGCATCGGCATTGCTGTTGAAGCAACAGCATTTGTTGGAACAGTTTGCAATGGCATAACTGTTGAAGCAACGGGTGCAGTAGGAATGGCGGGGGATTCTTTCTTAGGTTCGAGCTTCATTGATGGCTCAGCAATATTCTTCTGAATAAGCTTTAAAACCTCCATAGCCCCCTCTGCTGTAATCTCGTTGAGTGTAAGATTTACTGTCATAATTAACATCCTTTCTAATATTTCTATTATGTATACAGTCCATATTCGGACAGTTACAATCGCATATATGCTCATCCGAGCAACTGTATTCAACAAACATAGGCTATTCCTCTTCTATAGACACAAGAGCTTCGCCTTGAATTATCATTTGACTTGCAACAACTCTCATTGAAAGACCTGTTTTATCAGAAAGTTTTTGAAGAATAATCTCTGCTTCCGGTGAAATTCTTACAACGCCTGAAAGGCTGCCATAGCGCTTCGGTGCTTTCAAAATGATTCTGCCTTCTTCTTTCATCTTTCTACCTCCGTTTTCGTTATTCTAGCGAATTTTTCATGAGATATATTCTCGCTGATTGTATCTCTGATGTTGTAAGACTGCGAAAACTCTCACCGTCTGCCGCTGTAATGACTACTGTGCCTCTTATATCACTACCGTAGTAATCAATGTTAGCTTTCTTGTCTTTAATTCTGCCTTCTTCATCGATTACTCCAATAAGTCCGTTGCCAAGATTAATGACTTCGATGTAACCGCCAACAGCCTGTTGAAAAGCTTTGATGGTATTCGGAATCTCGATTATTTGCGAAATCTCGCCTGGTTGTTGAATAACAATCTTGATTTTCTCCGCTTTGCGTGCTATACTCTTAACAGTAAATGTTTTCCTTTTTCCGCTCTCGGAGTTGCAGCTCTGAGGGCGGACTTTTTTTATTCTTTTATCCATATAAAATTACCACCTTTCCAAACTTCGTGAATCATTGCTCTTTTTCTGAGTAGATGCTCTGTTGGTGCGATTATTTCAGCACCATTAAATCCCCTATCTATGCGGCGTGAAATCGTTTTAGGTCCTAAACCAGATATTTCTGCCCATTCAGGGATTGTGTGAGCTATTCCGCCAATTACTATTACTATGCCTCGCAATTCTCATTGCCTCCTCTCGACTTGGGCATCATTTGCTTCTTTGCTTTTGTGTTCGGCTGATTTAACATTGCCATTTCTTGCTCTAAAAACCTTATCACTCGTTGATAATCAGCTTTTGAGCTAAGCGGAGCCTCAAACCTCACGCCGTTTTCAGTTCGGACTTTTATATAGCTCATTTTTTATCACCCCCAACTATCATGCTCTTTAACTCCTCTTCGATGATAATCACGATAAGCTGCTTTATTTTGTTGAGTTTGTCAATATCCGAGTCATGGCAGTTGTGCGTTAAACTTTCAATCATACGCACACACTCCTTATAGGCTTCATTCAATCCTTTTTCGTTAATGAGTTCTTTGAGGTATTTTTCCATCTGTTTTCTCCTTATGATTTACTCAATCCAAGATATTCTTGAAATTCCTTTGGGTTTATGTAGTATGTATATCTACAACCACCACCCATATTAGTTGCAAAACCAAAAGGCAACAAATTTCTTTGCAAGCCTATTCTTATAAATTGTGGGCTAACGCCCATTATCTTTGCCGCCTCAGCTACGCTTATTCTTTTTGAAGACATAACCTCACCTCCTCTCACTGTGTCCAAAGCTGTTATGAGCTAAGCTGTTGCTGTAAGAAATGTTTCAAGAGGAACATTTAACGCTTGACATATGCTGATATATTCATCAGCGCTTAACTTTCTTTTACCATTCAGTGAAAGAGAAACGGCATTTTGTGTCATTCCCGTTTTTTCGGCAAGAAAATTTTTCATAATACCATTATTTTCAAGATAACGATTTATATTTTCTGACAAACTCATAAATTCACCTCCTTTAAATCAAATTTAATTTGTTTATGAATATATAATACACAAATTTAATTTGAATGTCAATAGGTAATTCAAATTATTTTTGAATTTTTTAGCGTTATCTATTGATTTTTTCAAATTATAATTGTATAATTACTTTACAGAGGTGATAAATATGGATTATATTTATTTAGGTAAAATATTACAAGAAGCAAGAAATGCGTTAGGGTTAAAACAATCAGAAATTGCTGATAAGCTTGGTTGTACATCAGCTAACATTAGCAGCTGGGAGCGTGGAAAAAGTAAAATTGATATAGATTCTTTTGCAAGTCTTTGCAAAATATATAACATTGATTTTGCTAATACACTTAATAAAGTTGCTAATGAACAAAAAGCTCCTATCATAATTGATAAGAGCAACGACGATAAGCAAAAGCTATTACATAATTATGAAAGTTTGAATAACACTGGAAAAAATAAGTTATTAGAATATTCAGATGATTTAGTAGCAAGTGGAAAGTATTCAGACACCGTTACTATAGCCGAGGTAGCAAGAACCGATGATAACAGAAAGTCTTTAAACAAGAAGCAAGCCTCAGCGGAGGAATTAAAAATATTTGACATTGCTCCTCAAAGTGATGAAGAACTCTAAATAAAAAAAAGACCTCATAGGGTACAATACCCTATGAGGTGATAAGTTTGGATTATGGAAAATATAAAAATGCACGAAATGCGTCTTGGCAATGTATTTTAGACTTTAATGTTAATAAATTACCTGTTATAGTAACCGACATTATCAAGAAATCTGAAAACATTAGATTGTTTAAAGATAGTGATGTGCATATGCTCGAAGAGGGCGAAAGCGGTAAAACAATACTTCATAATGGCTTTTTTGAAATTGTCTATCGTGATACAGAACCGTCATATCGTTGCCGATTTACAATATCGCACGAACTCGGTCACATCTTTTTAGGACACTTGTTGATAAACACTCCAGTTTATAGAACATTTGCCATACGAGATGATTTAGAAAGCTCAGCGAATGTATTTGCCAGAGATTTATTAGCCCCTGCGTGTGTATTACACGAGTTACAAGCAACAACCGCTGAACAGATAGCTAAGATATGCAATATATCTATGCAAGCAGCTAAACATCGTGCAGAGCGTATGCAAGTGCTTGAAGCAAGGAATAAGTATTATCTTCATCCGCTCGAAAGAAGAGTCCGTGAACAGTTCGATAGTTTTATAAAAGAAAATAAGCAATAAAAAACCGCTCCCATCGAGTACCAATCAGTGAGAGCGGGAATCATTACAACGGGTGCAATGATACGAATTTCGCAAAAATATTGTATCATACCCTTGTAAATTTTTCAAGTGGAGTTTACAAGGGATTTTTGCACTCTTTTTTAAGAAAAGGAGTGTTAATATGAGATTACCAAACGGATATGGCAGTGTATATAAACTTTCTGGAAAACGAAGAAAGCCATACATTGCACGAAAAACAAGAGGCTATGACGATAATGGCAAACAGTTATATTCTATCATAGGCTATTACGCTACTCGTCAGCAAGCTTTACAAGCATTGGCAGACTATAACTTCAATCCATATGACCTTGAGCTTGGAAAGATAACCTTTGCCGAAATCTATAAAAAATGGTATGCGGATGAATTCAACGAAGACTCGAACAAGTCTACAAAGCGAAACTACGAAGCTGCATATAAAAACTGCGAAATACTTCATAATATGAAAATGTTAGATATAAGACCTATTCATATGCAAAATGTATTAGACAACTTACATTTGAGTTATGCAAGTGTTAAAAGAGTGCATATCTTATTTAATAAAATGTTCCGCTGGTGCATACAACACGACTGCATAAAGAAAAATTACGCAGAATGTTTGAAAATCAATGTGAAATACGATTCTAAGCCCAAAAATGCATTTTCGACAGAAGAAATAAATCAGCTTTGGAAAGCTCAGAAAATAGATAGCTTAAAAATAGTGCTTATGCTAATATATAGTGGTGTTCGAGTTTCAGAACTTCTGAACTTAACAAAGGAAGACTTACATATTGATGAACAATATTTTTATGTTCGTGCATCTAAGACTGACTCAGGTATACGAATCGTTCCGATAGCTGATAAAGTCCTTCCATTTTGGAGGTATTTCCTTGAACATTCAACATGTAAATATGTAATTTGTACCGAAGATGGCAAAAGAATGACATATGATAATTTTAGAAAAAATTATTTCAATAATCTCATGATTAGTCTAGATATGAATCATACTATACACGAAACTCGTCATACTTGTATAAGTCAGCTTGTGCAAAAAAATGCTAATCAAACAGTTATTAAGAAAATAGTCGGTCATAAATCAATAATGAATTTAACCGAAAAAGTATATACTCACATTGAAATTCAAGAGCTTATAAACACAATAAATTTAATCTAA